TTGTCTAACTTGCACCAATAGTCCGTTTTATGGTATAAAGTATATCTATGGGTCTATTGTCTGCTTTGGGTATAAATAAAAAAACTGAAACTGTCCAAGCGCAATACGCCCCTGCCATTATGGACACAGCCTACGGCTATGGTTCATTTACCACTGGTGTAGGTAATTTTCCAGGTGGATTAGATCGTAATTTTGCGATGCAAGTACCTGCCGTTTCACGTTGCAGAAATCTTATAGCTGGTGTAGTTTCATACTTGCCATTAAAACTTTACAAAAAGTCAAATGGTGAGGAGTTGGGGAACCCTCTTTGGATAGATCAACCAGACTATCGGCAACCACGATCCGTCACCATATCTTGGACTGTCGATAGTCTTTTATTTTATGGTGTTGCATATTGGCGTGTAACAGAATTATATGCAGATGATTTAAGACCTTCACGATTTGAGTGGGTCGCTAACAATAGAGTTACATTTACAACAAATAAATTTGGTACCGAAGTAGATGAGTACTTTGTAGATGGTGTTAAGACACCAATGTCCGGTATTGGTTCACTTATCACATTTCAAGGATTAACACAAGGTGTATTAACTACCGCAGCACGTACAATACAAAGCGCTTTAGATATTGAAAAAGCCGCAGCTGTATCTGCACAAACACCAATGCCAAGTGGTTACATTAAAAACACTGGCGCAGATTTACCAGAAGCACAAGTATCTGGATTATTAGCACAATGGAAGCAAAGCAGACAAAATAGATCTACAGCATATTTAACTTCTACTCTATCTTATGAAACTACAGGTTTTAGTCCTAAAGATATGATGTATAACGAAGCACAGCAATATCTTGCAACACAAATTGCTAGAGCGATGAACGTACCTGCATATTACATAAGCGCAGATATGAATAACAGTATGACTTATCAAAACATTATTGATGGTCGCAAAGAGTTTGTAGCATATTCACTACAGCCGTTTATTTGTGCTATTGAAGATCGTTTAAGCATGGATGATATTACTCCACGTGGGCATGTAGTTAAATTTGCTATAGAAGAATCTTTCCTAAGAGCTGACACAATGAAGCGCCTAGAAGCATTAGAAAAAATGATTAATTTAGGTTTAATTGATGTGGAAGAAGCAAAGGAAATGGAACAAATGACACCTAACGGAAGAGAAACAGAAGATGAAACTTACATTCAGTAGCCAGGTAGAAGCTGCCGATGGCGAGCGCAGAGTAATCGCTGGCAAAATTGTGCCATTTGAGTCCGTGGGTCACACAAGCGTTGGCCCAGTTGTATTTGCTAAAGGTTCAATTGAAATAGGTGATCCTGGCAAAATTAAAATGCTTATGCAACACTCACCAGAGCGCCCAATAGGTCGTATGCAAAAATTTAACCAAGCAGAAGATGGTATCTATGCATCTTTTAAGATTTCTAATTCTATGCAAGGGCAAGATGCTTTAATACTTGCATCTGAGGCTTTAATAGATGGACTATCTGTAGGTGTTGATGTAAATAAATCAATACAGAAAAAAGAATATTTATATGTAACTAGCGCTGTCTTACGTGAAGTCAGCCTGGTCGAATCACCAGCCTTTGGCGAAAATGCAAAGGTAACTAAAGTTGCTGCTAGTGAAAACGAAGCAGAGGACACAAACCAAACAACAGAAAGCGAGGCTCCTGTGGAAGATTTAGCAACAGCGCCACAAGAAGCAAAGGCAGAGGCTGCTACTCCTACAGTAGAAGCTGCTCGCCCAGTAATTACAGCACCATTAATTCAAACCAAAGTACGTACACCTATCGATTCGATGGCTAAGTACACTGAGCACAAAATCAAGGCTGCACTAGGTAATGATGAGTCAAAACTATATGTAACCGCAGCTGATGATTTTGCAACTAACGGAATTGGATTTAATCCAACTCAATATCTAACAGAGTTTGTAACAAATACACGCTTTGGTACACCGGCTATCGATGCATGTTCACAAGGCACACTGCCAGCATCAGGTATGACCATTAACGTACCATCTTTGGTAACTTCAGCAGCAGGCGGTACTGGCGTAGCACCAACAGTAACTGTTGAGGCAGAAGGCGGAGCCGTTTCAAATACAGATATGGTTAGCCAATACTTAACTGGCACTGTATCTAAGTACTCAGGTATGAACACACTATCTGTCGAGTTGTTAGAGCGTTCAGACCCTAACTTCTATGCAGAGCTAACACAACAGCTACAAAATGCATATTTGACAACCATTGATACAACTGTACTTACAGCACTACAAACAGCAGGAACTTTTGCAAGTGCAACAACAGCAGATAGCGATGGAATTATTGCCTATACAGCAGAAGCAGCAAAAGCTGTTTATGCTAACACAGGTTATTTTGCACAGAATTACATTGGAAACCCAGCACAATGGCAGGCATTGATGGGCGCAGTTGATTCAACTAAGCGACCAATTTACAATGCAATCCAACCAATGAACGCAGCTGGTGATGTACGTCCATCATCAATTCGTGGAAATGTATTAGGACTTGATCTATACGTAGATAAGAACTTCTCACAAACTACATTCGATGATAACTCTGCAATCATTCTTGCACCAGAAGCATTTACTGTTTATCGCTCACCTCAGGCATTTATGTCTGTTAACGTGGTATCTAATTTGCAGGTACAGGTTGCGATCTACGGATATATGGCAACAATCGCCAAAATGCCTTACGGAATTATTAAATTCGCAAAGGCGTAATAACCAAGTAATAATCCTCTGGGGTTTAGTAGCCCTAGCCCCAGGGGAGCTTTTTTAAGAGAGGAATACAATGGCAGCCACCTATGTAACCAAAGCTGAGTTACGCACTAACTTAGGTATTGGCTCTTTGTATACCGATGCAGTAGTAGAAGAAGTCTGCCAAACAGCGCAGGATTTACTTAATCAGTATTTATGGTTTAATGATGCACCAATAGTTGCCGCAGGATTACAAAACAATGTAGCCACTTTAGTATTAGCAAACCCAGGCATTTATGTAGTAGGTCAAACAATAAGCGTAGAAGGCTGTGGCAGTATCTATGGCGGCCAGCATGTAATTACTGGCACAATACCTGGATCTAATATCCCAATATCAATCGCAAATACATTTTACAATTTCTTTTACAATTACTCATGGCCTAATGGCTATTCATTTATTCAGTTTGCAAAAGTACACGCAAACGACCCATTTCATAGAATTCTTCCATACGGCAAAGCAGCAGGCCAAGACACTAAAGAAGATGATTACTCTGTGGTACCCGCAATCAGAGAAGCAGCGATGATCATAGCTGTAGACATCTGGCAAGCTAGACAAGTTAGCCAGACTGGTGGGGTAGGTATGGATGGGGTCAGTGCTAGCCCTTATCGGATGGGTTATCAACTGATTAACAGAGTACGTGGCCTCATCCAGCCATATTCAGCGCCTGCATCACTGGTAGGTTAATATGCCAGCTGCGATTACCACACTACGTAGCACACTAGCAAACGATTTAGCAAACGCTGGCGTGTGGTCTGTGTTTGCCTACCCACCAGCCACATTACTTGTAAATGCAGTGACAATTACTCCAGGTGATCCATATATCGTACCAAGCAATAACGATCATGTAACAGTATTGCCTTTAGCAAACTTTAGAATCTTAATAACTAAACCTGCGTTAGATAACCAGGGTAATTTGGCTGGTATGGAAGATTACATATTAGCCGTAGTAACAAAGTTAGCAGCATCATCGCTGACACTTAATATATCAAGCATTTCGGCTCCAGCAATCGTAAACGCTCAAAGTGGCGATTTATTGGTGTCTGAAATAACAGTATCAATCCTAACGAGCTGGAGTTAATTATGAGCAAAGAAGAAGATTTAGCCTTCTTAATAAAGACAGGCCAAATAAAAGAAGCACCAAAAGAAAAAGTACAACCTAAAAAGGAAGAGGAATAACAGTGGCAATATACTTAAACAATAACGTAGGCATCAAGCTAGCGACCAACGCTGCGCCTACTACACCATCGGTTGACATTAGCGACCTAGTATCTAGCGCTGTTATCAATCAAATCGTGGATGAGCTAGAAATTACTGCGATGGGTGATACCGCACACCGCTACGTAGCAGGTCTACAATCAGGCACATTTACAATCGACTTTATGAACGACTGGGCAACATCTGAGATAAGCCAGACTCTTAATGAGGCATTTGGCAAGACTCTAGCTGTATCAGTAATTACAGTTAAGGGCACTACAGTTTCAGCTGCTAACCCTACTTACCAGTTCTCAATCTTAGTAAATAACCTAACACCAATTGGATCAGCTGGAGTAGCCGAAATTGCTACATCTAGCGTTACATTTACTGTAAACTCTGGAATCACAGTATCGCCATCAGTGGCGTTCTAATTAAGGAGTAACAATGGCAAAGCTTAAAATTACTAGGGCTAATGGTGAAGTCACAGAACACAAGATAACACCAGGAATTGAATATAGCTTTGAGTTGAAGTGGGGCGCAGGTATTAGCAAGATTTTGCGTGAGCATGAACAGCAAACCCATATTTTTTGGTTAGCTTGGGAGTGCTTGCGCAAGTCTGGCGCACAGGTACCTATATTTGGAGTTGAGTTTATAGACAGCCTAGAAACTGTCGAGGTATTAGACGAAGAAAAAAAATAATAAAGCGGGATTCTATAGTTTATGGCATAGCAGCATTAGCCGTAGAAACTGGGATACCGCCTAGCGAGTTTATCAATATGGACTCGGAGATGTATCGGGCTATTATTCAAGTGATAACCGATAGAGCCGAAAGGGTTAAGAATGCCAGCAGAAGTCGTAGGCGTTAAAGACGTTCTTAATGGGCTCAGTTTTATCGATGAAGATTTAAGGGCAAAAATTAGCAAGGCTATTGATCCATTAATGCGAGCAGTAGCAGAAAAAGCCAAAGGCTTTGTGCCATCTAATGGTCAAGTATTATCAGGATGGTCTAAGCCATTATCTTCTGCTATTGAAAGACCATTCCCAAAGTATGATGGCAGTGTAGTTAAAGCTGGTATTGGATATAACCCCGGCAAAAATGTAGCCACAAAAAATGGCTGGCAAGTAAGCCAATATGTTTACAATGTAAGCAGGGCTGGATCTATCTACGAAACCGCAGGCAGATTAAACCCACAAGGTAGAGCGCCATTTACATTCAAGCATGAGGGTAGCGGTACTTATGTTAGAAAGTCTGCTAAGAGTCAAGCGTTAGATTTTTATGATTCTAATAACCCATTTGCTAGCCAGCAATTTATAGGTGCTTTAGAGCCAGTAACAAAGCCTAAGCGAGTACCAGGCGCACGTGGGGCAACAGGTCGAAAGATGCAAGGCCGTTTAATCTACAAGGCTTGGGCGCAGGATAATATAAAAGTATACGATGCCATATTAAAAGCCATAGATAAAACAGCTGTGGAATTTACACGCAAGACTGAAATTAAGAAGGTGGCATAGTGGCCAATATATTTGTAGCAGCCTCGGCAACCTGGAATGGTAAGGCGCTTAAAAAGGCTAAGCAAGATGTAAGCGTATTTGATAAGCAAGTTAAAAAATTAGGTACAACTTTACTAGGTGTCTTTAGCGCTAGGGCTTTATACAATTATAGTAAGAATGCTGTTAAAGCATTTGCAGCCGATGAAAAGGCCGCCAAATCTTTAGAGGTTCAATTAAAAAATACAGGCTTTGCATTTAGTTCACCAGCCGTAGAGTTATACATAGCGAATCTACAAAGAGCCACAGGCGTACTTGATGACCAACTACGTCCAGCATTCCAGCAATTACTAACTGTTACAGGTTCAATTACTTTAAGTCAAAACGCATTAAACACAGCGCTTAACGTATCAGCTGCCACAGGTAGATCTTTAACTGAGGTTACAGCGGCATTAGCCAAAGGGTACGCAGGTAATACAACATCATTAACTAGATTAGGTGCAGGATTAAGTAAAACCACGCTAAAGGCTGGCGATATGGATGCAATCCTTACAGAATTAAACAATAAGTTTGCAGGTCAAGCACAGGCTAGATTAACTACCTATGCTGGCAAGATGGATTTACTAAGAGTAGCCAGCGAAAATGTAAAAGAAGAAATAGGCAAGGGCATACTAGGCGCTTTAGATGCATTAGGTAAAGACACTAACCTAGATGAAACTACAGCCAAGATGGAAAAGTTAGGCAAGACTACAGGCCAGACTATTACAGGCTTAGGCGTTTTACTTAAAACATTATT